GGCTAGTTCTGGGCTAATCATTTCTTCTCAATCTTTTTCCACTCAAGGCAATAGACTTTTCTATTGTAGACATCACCCGTCCAACCCCACCTGACACACCTATATTCCGTAGGGGTAGCAGACTGCAATAATATAGCTACAAAATATGACAAAAGCAGTGACACAGATTGCCGCTATTATTGCTTCTATCCAGTCGATCATTATTCTGCCATTGCTGGTTGATTGCCAACTTCTTTAGCAACAGAAGGCACAGTAAAAGACTGCACAAATGCCGCACGAGTTGGAGCATCCATCAACTTCATCATTGACGAGACAAAATCATTTGTCCTACTCTTTGGTATGCCAACAGTCATAAACTGTGCCAAAGCACCAGGGTTCATCATCAACTCAGCCATCTGCCTGTTATAAGCATCGGCATTACCACGTTGCAAATACTCTACAGCCGCTTTCATTGCCGTATATGTTCTGTCCAACAATTGCGGGGCTTCTTTAAGAACTTCAGGGCCACCAATATTAAGATCGTCAATTTTTCTTGCAAGTTCTTTTGCTTTTGTACTACGTTTTAAATCTGCTAATACATTATTAACAGAAGAAATCTCCGAATCAGAAAGAACATCAGATAGTTTTTCAAATCTTGGTATACCAGTAGATTTCTTAATTGTCCCTGCCGCATTTTCAACAGCAGTAGCAAACTCACCCGCAGTTTCTTTGCCCAAAGGAGTGTTTAAGCTCTTAGATAGGTAATCTCCAATTTCCATTCGATTAAGTCTTTTACTGTAATCTGCATAAGAAGTAAGATATTTACTCCACAATCCATCAGATGACTTGTTTAATGAAGCATCAATAAATTGTTTTGCATTACCCAAGGCTTTAGCCGCTTGTTGAGGAATACCACCAGAAGCATATTGATCGCCAAGATTAAGCATTTTTGCCACATCTTGATTAGATATTTTTCTAATGTTTTCGTAAACATCACGACTATTCAGTAAGCCGTTTTCATCAGCCTTAGAAACAACTTTATCTCTAACACCTTGCAAAACAGCTTTGCTTTGGTCAGATACAGTTCCACGAATAGCTTTATCTAACTGGTCAGTTAAGTCAGATGCTTTAAGTGGGAAAAACCCATTTTGCTCTAAGCTACTCAATTGAAACTGCTTGAGTTTTGCTTCACCACGCAATGTCCCTGCAAGTTCTTTGTATGCTTTAGAGCGTCCCGCCGCTTCAGAAGCAATATCACCCGCAGACAACCAACCAGGCTGTCCTTTAGCCGCCAAACCTTGTTGTAATGTTGCCGCCAAACTAGTCATTCCAGATGTCTGTTCAGCCGCAGCCAAACTATTGAATTTATCTGAAATCTCTTTTTCTAACCTGGTAAAGATTGGGTTTGCAAGATTTGATTGTTCTAATGCTAATTCACGCATTGGAGTTGTAACATTACCTCTTTCAAGAGCTAATGCAGTTTTCTGTGCTTCAGTGCCAGCAATAGATTGAATCTCTCTTGCTCTAGCGGCTTGCTGGTCAACTAAACGCTCTTGGAATACACCTGCTACTTTAGTTTTTGCCGCAAGTTTACTTTGTGCCGCAGCAAGTTCAATTGCAGAAGGAATATCTGAAATAGCTTGAGCCGCAGTTGGTCTTGAGCCAGTAACTAATTCTTTAGCATCACGCAACGCTTCAATAACTTTTGTTCGATCAGAACCTGCAAGCTCATTTAATTGTTTTTGCATGAACTCCTCACGACCAGATGGAGTTAATCCTTTTAAAGTATTTAGAAGACTACCAACAGCCTTTACGCCACCTTCAACAACAGGGCCAAGAACAAAACCAGTTGCCATTTGCTGAAGTTTTTGCTCACCAAACTGCTCTACAGGGGCATTTACTGGTTGCAAGGCACTTAAAGCCGCACCAGTGCCACCAGAACGAGCAACATTAGCCATTAGACCTGCGCCTTGAAGTGGCGCTTGTGTAACACCAACCAAACGATTTACAGGGCTTATTACATTGCCTAGTATTTGATATGGATCAAAGCCAGTGCTTCCAACTCTTGCACGACCTTCAGTAGTAGCTTGTTCAACATCACTGACAAGTTGTGTTGCGCCTTGTTTAATATCCCGACCAAACAATCCAGTGCTTGCCAATAACTGATTAACAGCCAAAGCAGGATCAACAATAGCTCCTTTAGCAGTTCTAGCAATTGGACTACCAGCGCCTACTAATAATTCTCTAAGACTAAGTTTTTGCTCATCTTTAGCTGCAGGGGTTGGCTTTCCATAGCTAGGTATTTGTTCTGACAATGGTGCAGGAAATCTAGCCGCTAACCTAGCAGTTTCATCAGACTCTTGAGGTTTGATTCCTAAATAACCTTGAATTTTTGCAATTGCTTGCTCATTACTTAAACCTTCAGGCAAGTCATAATGCTTACCTTCATATTGGTATACAGGCATTTTATTTCCTCACTTTAAAACGATCGGATTTTGAGCAGTACCAGTACCACTAGAAGGTTGAGTAGTGCTAATTCCTTCAGATGCCAACTCAGGACTAACAAATTGGCTCTTACGTAATTGCATTAAGCGCAAAACTGTTTTACCAGCATCTTTTCTAATCTTTGTTGGCAAATTAGGATCAGCTAATTGACCTGCCGCTTCTTTGTACGATTGAGTATCTTTGTCAGACTGTGGGCCTTCAAAACGAGGAACCATTTTCAACACCAAATCTTGAATTGGCTTGAGTTTTCCAATGGCAACATCACCAGGCGTTGCTTGCCCAACAAACCGAGCACTAAGGTCAACTAATCGACCAGCACCACTACCTGTAGATTGGTCAATCAGTCCGCCATCTTTGGTTACACTAGTTAGTTCAGTTATTGCAAGGTCAATGTCTTTAGCCATTTGTGCTTTTAAGAGAGATGCTTTTTCTTGAGTAGCGGATGGTTTACCCATGCCAATAACGCCTTCAGCACCTTTACCGCCACCTTTGTAAGTTCTTGCGTCAACAGTAATCGTTTCATTGGGGTTTTCAGGATTAACAATAGTAGTAAGAGTAGGCGCAGGAGGAGTTTTCAATGATGCGGCTAATGATGAAGTTAATTTGGCAAGGTCTTTTCTTGCTTGAATTCGTGCTTCTTCTCTTTCTTTGTCATTTTTAGCATCTCTTAAATCAGAATCTAATTTAGCTTGGATTCTTTCACGACCTAATGTGAGCGTAGTTTCTCTTTGAGCCGCCTTGTCAGCAGATGTAGTCAAAGCTGCAATAACTCTATCTGGAGAACCATATTTGGTTAATACAGCAAGAACGTCATCTTGTGTAGCACCTGAGGGTAGCTTAGACAACTCATCACGCAGTTTTATTTCTTGGTCAGTAGATAATTGAGTTTTTGCTGCTGTTGCTAGAGATGCTGTTTCTGCCGCCCTTCTCTGTCCAACAAGAGCCATCTCACTCTGTGCTTTACGAGCAAAGTCCATCAAAGCCATAGCACCTTGTGTGTCGCCCATAGCGTTTAATTGTTTGGCAGCATTAGCCAATGACTGCGGGTCAGACTGGTCTGTCTGGCTCATAATCTGTTGACGAGCGCTAATGAGCTTCATCTGTGGGTCTTCAGCACCCAACAAACCACCCAAGCCACGAGTTAAACCAGCCGCACCAGATTGAATCATTGCCGCACCACGAGCGCCTGGTGCTAAGTTAGCCATGCGAATAGCTCTATCTTCATCTTGCGCCCGTAGTTGACGCTCATAAAGATCAGGCGTAATGCCAAATAAACTTCCAACTATTTCAGCCATATTAGCCTCCCCAAATTTGTTTTGCTATACCTTGAGCAAATGCTGGATCAACTCCAGAGAATAAATATGCGTAAGGATTAGTAGTTGCCGCTTTTCCTGTTGACAATGCTCCCGCTGCTTGCGCTCCTTGAACACCCAAAGAACCCGCCCTATAACCTGCTAAAGACCCTTGTTGAGCAAGGTTAGCACCCATAGCCAAAGGTTGTTGTGCCTGAGTCTCCAAGTTTTGTACTTGTCCCAAAGCAGTTGTAAATGGTGAATAGGCGGCTTGTTGACCACCATAGTAGTTACCCATTGCCGTAGCGCCTTGACCCAATAGACCCGCACCAAACAAGACGTTCTGTTGACCAGCTTGTTGAGCTTGAGACGCCAGTTGAAGTTCTTGTTGCGCTCTAGCGTTATACAAAGCCTGTAGCTCAGGAGTAGTAGCACCTAATGAGCCACCTTGAGCAACAGAAAGACCCGCACGACCTTGTTGTTGTAGTCTGTTTTGCAGATTAGCTAAATCCATCTCACGACTAGGTTGCAATAACTGCATCTGTTGATTGATGTAGTTTTGTGCAACATCTTGTGGAGATTGAGAGATGTATTGATTACCTAAACCAAACAAGTTCTGTGCGCCAGTTTGAAGTGGTGCAAACTGTTGTTGAGCCTGTTCTGCTTGAGTCAAACCACGGCCTGCAAGAGCAACCAAACGATCTTGAGCATTCTTGGCTTCGGGGCTTAGCTGATAACCCGCAGAAGTCATACGACCCGTTACAGGGTCATAGGTGTAGTTAGATGTACCAAAGCGAGTGGTCATGCCTACTGGTCGGAACTGTGAGCCTGCTACACCCGCTTGAGTAGCCGCAGTAACATTCTGGGCGGCAAGTTGAGCAGCGGCTTTATCTTCTTCAGTCTGAAGTAGTCCACCAACAGTCTTGAAACCGCTAGTGATAGTGTTACCCGTATCAGCAATCTTTTTAGCTAAAGCGGCATCTGATGCAATCTTAGCAGCAGCAGCGGCATTTGCGGCTGTAACGCCTGTATCAAGACCCGCTAATGTTGTACCAACACTTGTCAATAAACCATCACCTGTAACCTTTAAAGTATTAAGACCTGCATTGTTTGCGGTTATGGTGTCTAAACCAGTAGTGCCAACCTTAAGGCCAGTTCCGCCACCCATATCAACAGCACTGGTTAGTCCTGTATTGGTTAGGGCAGTATTAGCTCCTGTGTTTGTCAACAACGTATCACCCGCAGTACCACTTAGTTCTGCCAAAGATAAACCAGTAGGAGTACCTGTAAGAAGTCCACCCTCTGCTCCAGCAACAACATCAGCCACATTAGTAACAGCACCAAGTTCAGAGCCGCCTAGCCCTAATTCAGCAAGTGTTAAACCTTCTGCACCAGCCGCAGTAGCACCACCAGCCGCACCACTTAGTAAGCCATCAAAACCACCCAAACCATAAATAGCACCGCCAACAGCCGCAAGTTTTAGTAAGTCTTTTTTCAGAGTGCTAGAAGATGCGCCTTGAGTAAAAAATACTGGATTGCCTTTGTCGTCAAACTCAACACCAAAACCCGTATTACCTTTACCTTCGTAAGAGCCTGACCACAGATTACCTTTTGTACGCTCACCATAGCCAGAAACAAGTTTCTCACCCGTTACTTTGTTGATAATCCCATCTTCACCTTTACCAACTTGAGAGATGTCCGTAATACCACTTTTAGCCAGATCATCAGCCATGTACCTAGCAGAGGTTTCTGGAGGCAATCCACCTTCCCATTTGCTAGTAGTTCCTTGTGCAAGAATCTGTGATGCAAGTTTGTTTACATTCTCTGCTGTATAGGCAGGGTTTTGTTGAACTTGTTGAACTTGCTGTACTTCTTGCTGAACCTCTTGTTGAACTTGTTGCTGAACTTGTTGCTGAACTTGTTCTTCAGGGCGATACACAATTTGTTGGTTTTCTCCTGTGCCTTGAGTTACATATTGAGATTGAACAACAGTTCCGCCTAGTTGAATTGTTTGGTCTGGAGGTAAAGTAGCCGCTACACGGGAAGCAACCACACTCTCATCTAGCCCAACAGCAGCAGCCATCTGAGCAGGTGAAATCTTAAATTGCTCCATAGCAGAAACGATTTGTGCATCGCTCATGCCAGGGTTGGCTAAGAGATAGTCAATAATTTGTCGGTTTGTTACTTCCATGATATTTCCTTATACCGCTACTCTACGAATAGCTCTTACCATAACTGGTGAGCTTTTAATTAAAACAGCTGTTGAGTCACCATTATTAAACTGCATTGTTTTTGCATATGTAGAATCATTTTGTGTGCTTACCCAATAATAATCACTTGTTTCGAAGAATTCAGCGCCACCACTTTGGAACTCTGAAACTGATGTACGAGCTGGAACAGTCGCTGAATAAGAACTGTTAACTGGTTGTGGACTTACTGCATATGCGTTATATCCACTACTTGTATTATTATTTGTTGTTGTTGGCTTCAAGAAATAGTAAATAGTATGCAATTCATCTCTTGCTGGTAAGTACCAATCAGAATATCCACCAATTGTTAAACCCTCGCAAAATTCAGCCGCAGGATGATTAGCGTTATTCATGGTGCTACTATTTGTTGGGCCATCAATAAAACTTGTTGGATCAGAAGAACTAACTGTAGCAAATTGGTAAGAAGAACCTTCACCAAATGCTTTTGGAGAAACAACTAAATAGTGAGTCGCTACGCCATTGGCAGTTGTAGAAATAGAGCCACCATAGTAGCCACCTTGGAATGATTGACCAACTACAGGCACAGTAACAATTGAATTACTAGCACTGCTTGCATTACTTGTTCCAATGACGTTTGTTGCAGTTACAGTAAATGTATAAGTTGTACCAGTAGACAAGCCACTAACAGTAATAGTTCCAGAACCTGATTGACTAATAGTTCCTGTTATACCGCCTGGTGATGATGTCGCTGTGTAGCTGGTAATAGGCGATCCACCATCAAAGGCAGGCGCAGTGTAAGAAACTGTAGCCGTAGTTGTGCCAGTGGCAGTCGCAGTGCCAATAGTAGGTGCATTAGGCTTAGTGCCACCGCCCGCTAAAAAGGAATTACGAGAGGCAAACATTATGGTGTGTACCCTTGTGAAACAGAACCATACCAATTAGCACCATCTGCTACAAACGAAAAGATGTCCATCTTTCCTGCGGTTGCAGTAACTGTTGGTGTACCTGCCACGTTATATTTAACACCCGTAAATGTCGCAGTACCATTACCTGTAGATGCCGCTTGTTTGAGCAACAAGATAAACGACTTGCCCGCAGTAGCAGTAGGCATCGTAAAAGTGCAAGCAGTAGAAGCAGTCAGGGTTGCTGTTTGTACAGTACCGCTTGTCAACACCAATGTGTGTGAGCTTGTGACAGTCCCAATGGCAACAACACTCTCAACATAGTTCGTAACAGTTGGGTTTGTCAGAGTCTTGTTTGTCAGACCTTGAGTATCTGTAGTGCCAACTACATCACCACTCGGGGCAGTCTTAGCGGCAAAGGCGGCAAGATCAGCATCGTAGTCTTGCTTGGTAGCAATAGCCGTAGCAATGTTGTTGAACTCAGTATCAATCTCAGTACCTTTGACAATCTTTGCAGGATTACCAGAGGTAAGGTTATCTTTGGTTGCAAAGTTGGTACTCTTGGTGTAATCGCTCATGATAATTTCCCATTTTTAGCTTGGATTTCAATCTTTTGAATAGACAATTGTGCCCCGTTAATATCTGACTCATAACCCGTCTGGACAACCTTACCAGTACCAGAAGCGGATACTTTTAATGTATTCAAAGCAACACCATCAGAATACTCAGCTACCACTGTTGCATTAGCTCCATATTCAGCAATGTTGTATTCAGATACACCTTGAACAGGGATGGTTGTAGTGGCACTTAGATAGTTAGTCTTAAAGTCAAAACCCCACTTGATGATTAGGTTCTGATTCGTGCCACCAATAACGACAACAGAAATCTTCTTTAAAACAGATGTCTGATTCACATTTCCTAGATCAGCATGGTTGGTGTAATACTGAAACCGATACACACTTGTGTAGTCGTTATAGCCCGTATATTGACCGATATAACCATTCTTACCAATGTAGACAGCACCGCTTCTCAAAGATGTCAACGCTGTCGGAGTAATAGAGTCCCAAGTGGTTACACGGGAAGAACCATCTTGCAAGATAACTTTGGTATCAAAACAGTAAACAGACTGAGTAACAGGCATCGTCAACAGATAAAAGCCTTCTCTCTCAGAATAAACAGACTTAATGTTTGCCAATGTCTGTGAAGCAACATCACTCATCAAGTCATTACGTACATTCTTAGACAAGTCCCTCTCAGGAGCAGACTTCTCTTGAATCGTTCTCATCAAGGAACGAACACCTGAGTTTGACAAGAAGATCACATCAGAACTGGTTGTCTGAACGCTATCTCTTGATAAGCAACCAATCCCTCCAACTGTGTCAGAAATAGACATCGTAGAAGGAGTAGTCGCACCCTGATAAACAAGAATCTGTCGTTTACCAAAGATAAACAAGAAACCATTGTGAGCAGCCAAGGCCTGAACTTCATCAGCACCATTAGGCCAAACTCTACTCGTGTCTAAATTACCAGTAGTGCCACCAGACCATACATGACCCGCAATCAGATCAGAGAAGCTAACAGTAACCTTATCTGTACTAGAAGAAG